AATTTTTCAATTTGTGACGATAAAATTTTTTATTTTTTAAAAAAATACAATATTTAAATAAAAAAGAATTTAGGAATTATTTTATGTTGCTTATATATGGCAACAGAATCAACAAAAATAATTCCAAAACAAGCCGAAAAATATGTATGTGAGTTTTGTGACTTTTCATCTAGCAAGAAAATGAATTATACTAATCACTTGTCCACATCTAAACATCAAAAACGAACAATTAGCAACGATTCAGCAACAAATCAGCAACAAAAAAAGAGCTTTTTATGTGATTGTGGAAAAGAATATTCAGACCGAACCGGACTATGGAGACATAAGAAAAAATGTTCATTTAAAAATTGTGATGACGAAGAAAATTCCGAAATAATTCATGAAATTATTCCAGAAAATATAAATAATACTCAATTATTGGATTTAATTGTTCAACAATCAAAGGAAAATATTGATTTGAAGAATTTGTTGTTAGAACAAAATAAGATTATGATGGAACTGGTGAAAGATAAAAATACAGTTATTAATAATACAAATGCTACCACAAACACTAACACTAACAGTCACAATAAGACATTTAATCTACAATTTTTCTTAAATGAGACGTGTAAGAACGCAATGAATATAACTGATTTTGTAGATTCTATAAAGTTACAACTTAGTGACCTAGAAAGTGTAGGAAAATTAGGTTATGTAGAAGGTCTTTCTAAAATAATCATAAAGAATTTAAATGCGCTTGATGTCACAGAGAGACCAGTTCATTGTAGCGATTCTAAAAGAGACACAATGTATGTCAAAGATGAAGATAAATGGGAAAAAGAAAATGAAGAAAATCATAAGGTTTTAAAGGCAATTGAAGATATTGCAAATAAAAATAGTAAGATGGTTAAAGAATGGAAACAGAAGAATCCAGAATGTGCTAGTAGTAAGTCTCATAAAGCGGATGTATATTCGCATATAATGATTCAAGCTGTTTGTTCCAATAACGATGCTAATAACAATAAGATTTTAAAGAAGATAGCAAAAGAAGTAACTATTGATAAAAATTAGTATTGTATTGTATAATTTTGTTTTATAAATATATAATATAGAATGCGTATTTTGATGACAATGGGTTTAATGTTTATTGGTAGTTTTATAATACAATATTTATTAATGAGTTTAATAATGGTAAACAATATTGGTGATTTTACAAATAGTTTAGGTAAATTTTATATGTCAATAATTATGGGTTTATATATGATTATAGTAGAAGTTATCATGCACGACCATCATTATGATGTAATTAGTACAAAATATTATATTATAATTGGTGCTTTATTAGTTGCGTTTATATTACTATATAGAACTCAACAACTAATAACTGATAAACAATATTTAGAGGGCATGATAGAGCATCATTCAATGGCTATTTTAACAAGCAATAAAATTTTAGAAAAAACGGATAATTATAATATAGCAAAATTAGCAAAAAATATCTTACAAACACAAGAAGATGAGATTATTGTTATGAAAAAATTGTTAAAAAAATAATTTAATTATTGTATTAAATAATAATAATTAAATTAAAAAAATAAATTGTTTTTTTATATTTAGTAATATTATAAAATGGCTACAACTACTTCACAGAGTGCTAGTGCTAAAGGATACGCAGTTAAATTTGGAAAGAACCATGCTGTTTCCCAAGGTTCTGTAAATCATGAACTTCAAATTGTAAAATCTTTGTTATCAGAATTAAATTCAGGAGTAACAGATGCTATTGATAAATACTCAGATTATACTTCAACATCTAAAGACAATAATAATCCTAACGTAACCCAATATTTTGCTAGCGATTTTGATAAAGATAATATTCAAATCCTATTAAATAACAGTGAATCGTATAGAAGTCACGCTATTACTGCGTCTTATGTAAGTAATCCTGATAATACTGGTCCTGGAGATTCCAGTAATAATGTTGTCATTAATGCTACAACTAATGCTATTGTATTAAGTGAGGTATTAGATGATTCATCCGCTTATGCTAATGCTACAGCAAAAATAACCCTTAGTGACCCGTACTATACTAATTCACAACCCTTAGCTTTTACGGATAGTAATTCAACATATAACGGTTATTTTGATAAAACTAATATTAGTAAGTTTCTTACTACACGAAATGTGAATTCAAACAGTGCTCATAATAACAGTCAAGGAACTATTAGTGCTGCTGAATATACCAGCTGGAATACCAGAGACGCATCATTTGGTTGTTTTTTTGTAAATGGCTCTGTCAGTATTCCTGACACAACTACAGGTGCGCCTGTAGCAACTAATTATGCTTCTAATAATGTTGCTAATATTTTAAATCAATCATTGTATAAATATGCTATAACTCTTAATCCAGTGAATTCTAGTGATGAACCTATTTTTGGTCGTTATCAATTATCGTATATAAATCAAAATACTGTAGATGTATCATACAATAATATTAGTTCTACTCCATATAAAGACCTTAATTTGAAATATGTAACTGACTCTGCCTACAGTACATTTATTACAAATATAAATGGTGGACTCACGGAAACCGCACTACCAACTAGTATAACAGTGTCTGGATTGGACGCCTGGTTACCTGAAAATAGTGGTGTTTATTCTAACGGCTTTTTATTTAAAATAGAAAGTAATAATTATAATGCTCAACTAGTCCAAACTATTGCTTCTAATAGTAACAACCTTCCATTTGATTTTAATTTGAATAATATGGATTTTGCCGCAAAGAATATGTATATCTTAGAACAATCCATGACAAATCCTTCGGGAGGTTCATCAATTTTAGCCCCTTCTCTAACTCTTCAAGGCACTGCTTACAATAATCAGCTAATAGTTACTAACGGAGGCTTGTCTTTACCAACATTAAATGACGTCAACTCCGGATATATTGAGTTATTAGATGGTTTTGAAGACCTTAGTTTGAATACTTACAATACAAATGGTTTAGTAAGTGTATATAACTCATCAAATTTGTCCGTTTATGGTAATGACACGAATTTCCCAAGAGCGACAGGACTTGATCAAAGTTCTACCTCAAGCATATTATCTAATTTTGTCGTTCAATATAGTTCTGATTCGGCTAATAATGTAGATGTTGGTGTGATAAATGCCTTGGATTTATTAGGAGATATTTCGTATAATATTAGGTGTCTGGTTGGTCAAACAACTACAAATGATTCTTCTAGTAATTGGAATAATTTGATAGGCTATAATCTTGGAGCAGTAGCTGTTGTAAAGGATTCAAACCCATATATTACACCAACTAGCATTTCTTTTATTGAGAATACTAGTGCTTTTAATGGTAGTAATAATAATATGACCATTATAGATATTGCTTGTAATAAATTGTGGTCAGAATCAAAAGTTTATGATAATGGTGATGCACAAATAACTGGTATAGTTGCTGATATAGTTACCACAAATACAGATTCGGCATCTTTTAATTTAAAAGATATTAGACTTAAAATGACCGCAAAAGAATTAAGTGATTTGTCTTTGTCCCCTAGTAATAATCAATGGTCATTGTCATGTCCTAATTCTTATCTTACATCTTCTACAGGAAAAATGGGTTTTATTGGTGATTCCTCTATAGTAGATTATTTATTAGGTTCAGATAGTGATACAACTTTATTATCTAATACTTTATCAGTTAGATTTGAACCTACATCTACTTCAATTCAAGTACATAAATTTACAAAATTTCGTACTCAAATTGTAACATCTTACATTGTCAATAGCGTTACATATACACAAACTACATATGATGATGAATTTGATGCTACAACATCAGGTCCATCATTTAACGCAGACCTTCTTATAGATACAACTGGTTATTCCGGTATGCCATTAGCCAGTAAACTTTACAAACGTTCTTATAGTCAAAATGTTAGCGTAAAAATACCATTACGTCTTGGTAACTACAATAATATATTTATAACAACACCATCCGTATTGCAAACCGTTGAATATTATGTATTAACTGATGATAACAATAGCGGTGCTGAATTACCTAGAAACAGTCTTAAAGATGTTAGAACCAATTCTAATCAAACATTAAATGCTAGTTTCACAATGACAGCATCAACAACCGATATTACTTTTTCTAAAAATACTTTCAAGACACATAAATATACTTTAGAGAAAAAGATAAATACGTCGTGGGACGATGTTGCGCTTTCGGGTGTCTATCACACTGATTTATGGTATAATACTCAAACAACAATACCCTCCCCACTTGGAACATTCACAGTTACACAGACAATTTCTCCAACCGTTGCTAATATGAACTACCAATATTTATATATTGATATGGAATTAGAAAAGACAAAGAATTCATTTACAATTACTGGGAAAAACATCGCACCTGAAAACATTAATAATATTGGTAATATTGACTTCTCTACTTATGATTTTACACAAACTCCAGATGGAATTGAGGCGTCAGATTTAGGCGATGTTACATATAGTAGAAATTCTGACGCGGCACCAAATACACAGGCAATCACAACTTTAATGGCTGCCGGATTTAAATTTCAATTTACTGGAGAGCTTTATTTAAATATTAGAGTTATTGTTTGTCCAAATGGTATATTTAAATGTGTTAAAAACAGTGATCAATCATCTCAAACCATTTCATATCTTAATATTCAAACTATTAATTCACAAAAAAGCTTAAAATTACAAAGCGGTATTTATGCTTACGGTAATTTGTTGTCAGCAAAATCAGGCGTAAGTTATGCTACATGGAAATTAAATAATGATGCTATAAAAGTAAAATATTATGGAAGTTATTATGACACAACATATGGAACTGGTTACGCTAGAATTACCACTCTGAATCAGGTATTCAGACCTTTTGCTAATTGGAGGGGATTTAAAACTACAATCAAGAGAGGGTTTACACCAAATGTAGATATAAGTCTTATTAGAACCCCATCAAAATATTTGTTCCAATTAGCAGGTTATGAGGCTTCCGGTAACATTTATAGTGGAATGTCTATAACCGCTTTTGGAGGTATTAATATGGCATTAAATAACACATTAGGTCATTCTATTTTTACTACAGGAACATATGGAATTATAGGAGACAATCAAACTTGGAATTTTACTACTGGATATTCAACCTATACAATAACAAATAAAGCGAGTGTTTCTGCTGGTGCTATTACGTCAACAGTAAATTCATTTAATTTTTTACTCGCAGACAGAAAAGAAGTAAATATAGTATCCACATCACTAAACACTAAAGCAGGATTTTATTCAATTGGTTATAATGATACCAGTCAATTAACTATAAGAAAAAATGCTGACATTACTGCACCAAATTATAATATCGATTCATCCGGATACCAATCCGTTGTTGAAAGTACTTTTTCAACTGACCAGTTGAGAGACACAACTAGAAGAAATTTAATTGGTAATATTTTGGACATTCACTTTACAACTGGTGATTTAATACCTGATATGAGTTTATGTCATTTCAGCATTTGCCCTCCATATTTATTATTTAGCGCACTAAACCCATCACTTGTTACTACAATACCTTTCAATAGTGATTTACAAATTCCTGTTACTCGTTATATTGGTGTGAATAACGGAAACAGTTATAACCCTTTTTCAGGACATGCTACAATTAACAATATAAACTTTAATAAGATTTCAACAAAATATTATTTACAATATTTTACAAACCCTGAATCTGTCACAAATAAATTGAATGTTAATAATTATAATATAGCAATATACCTTGCTAATGGTTTGGCATCAGATAGCACAATTGGCACTTATCAAACATTTTACGGACCCACAACTATTAGCGCCTCTTCTAATATGAATGTAGACTTGACTTTAAACTCTACATTATTGACGATTGGTATAAATCAACAACAACTATCTTTATTATCAGGTTTTACAATTTATGATGCTAGTTATAGTGAATATAATTTACAAATGAAGATTGGTAGCATTTTTATATCTAACCTAATAAACACTTATAACGGAACAAAAGATATAATTTTAGAATTTATAGCAGGTGATTGTACTAAATTGACACAATACGGCATTGAGTCAATTGATGTAAATAGTAATGCTGATACTTTGGATGTAGTTGTTTCAAGACATACATGCGCTACTGGAATTAGTAATAATTTTTTAAACAAAAATTCTCAAGGATTAGCTATTCCATGGACTACTAAACACACAATGAGTCTTTCTACATCATTAAACTCTTCAGATGAACTTACTTCAACAACACGTGGTATTAATACCTTCTTAAATAACTTAAGGACTAGTATAACCTCATTACCAGGTTGGAATATTGTAAATAGTCCGTCATCTACTCTTCCAAAAATGGCTCTTATACCTCACAATACAACAGGCCAAAAATCGTTACGTCAATTTTTAACTACATCAAAAAATATACCACTCTCAACAGCTATATTGGAATTACAAGACCATGTAAGAATAACAGATAGTTATGGTGTTCCAATAAATAGAATAACTTATGGTGGTAGTTTACAAGGTAATGTGCTTTCGTTAAATTCTACTGTAATTAGAGAAAAAGTTGGTTCAGAACCTAGCACATATCTAGTAGATAAAATCAATAGTGGCTTACCAACTACTCATTCATTTTAATAATTATTTTGCTACTCATTTATTTTACATCTTAATTAAATAATATGTTAATTCAATTCATATTATTTAAGAAATATAAAACTTATTAGCTTCATCAAATTCAATATTAACTTGCGGAGGACTAGGCCATTCAGTGTATGCCATTGCCTTAGATGTTGGACGTTCAAGTGCTAATAATTGTTTAAGAGCGGTCATTCTGCGTTCCAATGGATACATTTTTTGAGGTAATTTGCGTGATATTTGTTTCCAACGCCATTCAAATTGGAGGGCTGAAGACCAATCAGGGAATCCAGCTATATGACAAGCTCTTAACCAGTATTCTCCTTTTTCTACTTTCGAACCAGTAGCATGAGCACCTCCTTTAATTTCCTTATTGTGTTGTCTTAAACGTCTTTCAAGGTCAACCGTTGCGCCAACATATGTGGCATTATCACTAGAAAGAAGAAGATATACGTAAGACATTATAATATATGAATATAAATTAAGGTTTTTATATTCATATTAACTTAAATTCTTATAAGTTAATAAATTAGTTTTCTCTCTTTATATAAAATTAAGACTTGTTTTATAAACTAATCTTACACTAAAACATATAATAATTGTATGTTTTAGTTGTGTCATTAAAAATAATATATGAATAATGAATATTATATGTGTTAGATATTATTTGTGTTAATAACTATGTTACCAATTGACTTAGAATTGTTGTTAATTGGATTAAATTTACAATTTCTAATATGAGCACCAAGACTTGCCTTATTTTTGCCAGTAAATGTGTTACAATGTTTACATTTAAAATCATCATCTGATTGAAAAACCCCATTTTTGTTTAGTATTTTTTTAACAGAATTAATCTGCATATTCTCAAGCTTGTCTAAAATTTGTTTGTTAGATGTTTTAATAGTCTCGATAATAGACGATTTTTGAGTGTTAAAATCATTAAACATTTCAACCAATTCATCAATATCATCTTTTGTAATATTTATAGTAGTTGATTCAGCTTGGACGTCTGAAATGTGAATAAGTTTAGTAGATAATGTATCGATAATTTCGACAGCAATCTTAATTTTTTCAATGTTATATTCAGTGTTAGGTAAATAAATATGAATTAAATTATCAATAATATCTATTTGAAATGGTTCTTTATATGTAATGTTACTTTTATGAGAAATAAATATTCCATGTAATTTTTGTTGTTTTAAATCTCTCTCAAACTTCTTTATTTCTTCTGTTGTTACAGAACGTGAATAGTCTTTATTCTCAAATAGAATCGCAGGTTTATTAGGATTTAATCGATTCACTCTATAATCACACGTAGCGGATTCACTACTACAATCAATTATTTCATCACTAGGAAAAATATTTTGTAAAATGGAATAAAGTTCATACTCAGAAACATTCCCTTTTGACGATGAGTTGTGCTTATATTTGTTTAAAAATTCATGAATACCATTATTTAAAGAGTCTTGAGTGGATTGCTGAGAAACAATCTTATCTCTCATTTGTTGAACATTACTAGAAGTTCTCTCTTCACTTGATTGAATAAAACTAAATATAGGTTGTTGCATATTAATAATCATATTATTGAACTTGGTATCAATGTT